GGGTCGGTGCCGTCGAAGTCGGTCATCATGAACGGCGCGTCCCAGCTGGCGACCGCCGAGAACACGTCCGGGTGCCGGAACAGCAGGAACTGCCCGCCCAGGCCCGACCGGGAGAACCCGATCAGGTACACCTTCTCCGTCCCCGTGACCGCCAGGTTCGCCCTGATCCACGCCGTTATCAGCAGCGTGAACTTCTCCTGGCTGACCGACGGGTCCAGCGGGTTGTCGCCGAACCACGGGCCCGTCCCGGCCGCCGCCGCGTAGCCCGGCTGCACGCACGTCAGGTTGTACTGGTTGTGCGCGCCCAGGCCCTGGATTGTGCCGATCGAGTCGCCGAACGTCGTGTCCTGGTTCGCGTCCACCGGCAGCATGACCAGGAACGCGCGCGGGTAGCTCGCGTTCGGCGCCGTCGGCGCCAGCACGCGCATCTGCTGGGTGACGCCGCCGTTCCACGGGCTCAGCACGTTGTACGTGTCGACGCCGCCCGAGGCCGACCCGAAGGAGACCGTCAGGTCGGCTACGCCCTGCGCCTGCCAGTCGGCCCGCTGCCACGCCTGCCCCAGCAGCATGTCGGTGAACTGCGGGTGCGGCAGGATCAGCGGGGGTGGCACCGGCGCTGATACCGGCGGGCTGGCCGCCGCGATGGTGGCCAGCTCGATCGTCCACTCAGTCCACCAGTTATCGGTGGCGTTGCTAGAGGTGAACGACCCGCCGCCGATCGCCGTCCCCGCCGCGCCGACGCTGGCACCCGAGTCGGCCGAGGCGTTGCTGACGCCGGAGTTGCCGTTGGACAGCTGCCGCTGCGTGGTGCCCGACGGGACGCCGGTGATGGTGCCCGACGAGTTAGGCGTGATCGGGCCCAGCTGGACGACCCATGACCCGGATCGCAGCGACGTGCCGGACGGGCACGTCCCTACGGCGGTCTGCGCGCCGGACGTGGGGGTGATCGACTGCGCTATCGGGTCGGCGGTCCAGAAGCCGGTGTAGGAGTCAAGGGTGGCGGTCCACCAGAATCCGTCGGTGCCGCCCACGCCGCCCGTCCACGAGATCGTGAACGTGCTGCCCGGGTCCCCGGCCGTCGCGACCCGCTGCCAGGCCGTCGCGAAGACCCCCGCGGTCCCGTTCTGGGCCGCCACCAGCGGGCCGATCGCGGTCCACGACCCGCCGCCCGACGCCGGGGTGCTGGTCGCCGGGCCGGTCAGCGGGAAGCTGAACGTGTTGATGCTGACGAGCATCACGTCCCCGGCCAGTACCCCGCCGGGGATCGTGAACGTGAACGCGACGGTATGGGCGCTCTGCCCGAGGGTCGCCGTGGTGCCAGTGTTGTGCGTCGCCATGGGCGCGCCCCCCTAAGGAGAGGGTCAGCTGGCAGCCCAGGCCATCAGGTTGTACGTCGTGATCGAGTTGCTCGCCGAGCTGGTGCCCCACGCCGCGCCGACGCCGATCGCCCGGTTCGCCGTCGTGTCCACCGTCACCGTCCGCAGCGCCTGCGTCGTCGGCATCGGGATCGGCGCGGCCATCGCGGTCAGGCTGGTTCCCAGGTGCACGCCGCCGGTGCCCTTGAAGCTCCCTGAGGCGCCGATCCCCCGGAGCCGGCCCCGCCACCACGCCTCCCACTGCCACGCCGCCGCGCCGCTGCCGGTGGTGGTCGCCGTGGTCTGCGCCAGGATGCTGGTCGGGGCGGCCCCGGCAGCGCCGTTGAACCAGAAGCCGATGCTGAGCGTCGGCGTGCCCGTCGTGGAGAACTCCCCGTTCGCGTACAGGAACAGCTCCATCCCCACGTCCATCATCTGCTGCGGGAGGACCAGCTGGGGGCTGGGGCCAACATCCTGGAAAGTCGTGAAAGTCGTGAAGGCGCTGCCGTCCGCGACGTGCAGCGGGGTCAGCGGGCCGACGATGGGAAGGCGCATAGGTGGCTCCTCAGCTCAGCGAGATTGCGATGCCGCCGACCGCGACCTGGAACGTGTTGCCGTTCGCGATGGAGATCGGCTGGCCGTTGAAGTTCCCGAACCACGCCCGGGTCCCGGCACTGCTGGTCAGGTCCATCGACACGATCGACCACGCGCCGCCCGAGCCGTTCGTCCACGACAGCGCCGATGTCGCTGGCAGCGTCACTGAGCTGCCCGCGCTGGACGCGGTCGACGCCGCGGGGACCGCGGTGCCGCCGGCCGTGTAACCGGTGCCGGTCAGCTCCGTGCCCGCCGCCGACGCGGTCGACGCGGCCGAGTTCAGCCGCACCTTCATCGCCGTGCCGCCGAGCGCGGAGAACGAGCCAGGCGCGCCGGACGCGCCCGTCGGCGTCGTCGCGTTCAGGATGTTGCTGATCATCGTGTTGTCAATCCCGGCCATCGGTGCCCTCCGGCTCCGTTACCTCGCCCATCTCGGCGACCATCTCCAGTTCCGTCACCGGCCCCGACGCGACCACGTTCCCGTCCGGGTCCAGCACCCGCCAGCCGATCTCCGGTTCCTCGCTCACGGCGTCACCGGGGTCACGCCAGCGGAATCCCAGGATTCCCGGACATCCGGCCACGTCCAGCCCGCGGGCTTGCGGGCCTTCACGAACACGCCCGGGCTAGCCGGGTCCGGGTCCGGCTCCAGCCGCTCCACGTCCAGCCCCGCCGCCTTGACGATCTGGCCCATCGCCGCCGCGGAGAACCGCCAGTGATCCTCCGGGTAGCCGTGCAGCGGGAACCCCTCGCTCCTGGTCGTCAGCACCAGGACGCCGCCCGGCGCCAGGGCGCTGATCATGCCGCGCGCCGCAGCCTGCCAGTCCGCCGCGTGCTCCAGCATCTCCGTGGAGATCACGATGTCCTGCTGGCCAAGCTCACCGGGCAGCGCCGCGGCGTCCATCACCAGATCCACGCCACGGCCTGGGCGCATGTCGATCCCGGTATATGACGCCGGGCCGCGCGCCTCAACATGCGGGCGAACCGACCCGTTCACGTCCATCGACCCGACCTCGAGCACCCGCTTGAATGCGACGTCCTCAGGATCGGTAGCCGAGACAGCGAACGTCATCGCCGACGGGTGCATCAGGTCGCCGCGGCCTTCGCGGGCCTGGCCGGGGCCTTCGGCGGCTCCGGGGCCGGGGCAGGCTCGTCGGGAACCTCCGCGACCACCTCGCGCACCGTCACCCCGTCAGGCAGCTCCGCATCGGGCGGGAACAGCTCGCCCGGCTGGAACATGACCTCCGTGCCGCTCTTGTGGAACGGCTGCGTGACCTCCAGCATTATCCGCCTCGCCATCACGGCCTCCTATGCCACCGACTCGTAAGCCTTTTCCCACAGCTGCCAGTTGCCCTGCATCGTGTACAGCCGGGCCACCTCGCGGGCCTTGGCGCCCATCTCCTCGCGGGCCGCCTCATCGTGGATCAGCTCCGTCAGCCGCGCCGTCCACTCTTCGGGGGTGCGCACCAGGTAGCCGGTCTCGCCGTCCCGCACGAAGTCCCGGTACGGCTCCATGTCCTGCGCGATCACCGGGATCCCCCGCGCCGCCGCGTCCAGCGCCTTCAGGTGGCTCTTGGCCCGGTTGAACGGCACGTCAGCCAAAGGTGCGATCGCGATATCGAAATCCACCGCCCGGTAGTAGTCGCCCACGTCATCGAACCAGGACGTAAAACGGCACCGCTCCCGCAGCCCAGGATTCTTCACCCACTGCATCGGGGAGAAGTCCACCCCCACGAAGTGCATGTCAACGCCCGGGTTGGCCGCCAGCACCCCGGTCAGCTCGTCCTGGATCATGCACATGTCCACCAGGTGCGAGCTGCCGCCCTGCCAGCCCACCGTCACCCGCTCCCGCCGCCTGCGGGGCATGTCCAGCAGCTCCGCCTTCACGCAGTTCGGCAGCACCACGATGTTGGAGTTCAGCGGCGCGTACAGCTCCGCCAGGTACGGCGTCGACACGGTGATCATGTCCGCCCGCCGCAGGCAGTACCGCACGCTCTCCGCCGCCCGCGGGTCCGACGCGAACGTCCCCAGGTTGCTCGGCTCCGTCGTGATCATGTCATCGTCGGTCTCCGCGACGATCGCCACGTGCCCCCGCAGCCGGTCCACCTGCCGCATCCCGTGCGGGAACGCCGGCCGCTGCATCACCAGCACGTCAATGTCCTCGGCGTCGGCGGCCGTCGGCTGCGGCAGCTTCACCCCCGGCGCCGGGATCCCGAACACGTGCCTGCTGTTCGCGGTCAGATGCTTCCACGGCAGGTAAAACCGGTGATAGCCGCTCCCGTCCGCCTGGAACGGCATCCCGATCACCGTCAGCGTCCGCTCCCGGTCACCCGCCGCCGCGGGCGAGCCGGCGGTGAACCCCCACGCCAGGTTCCCCGTGACGCCGGCCACGCCGAACCGGTCGGCGACCCCCGTCACCCCGAACCCCGGGTGGCCCGTCTCGTCGCTGCGGCCGTAGTCATGGAACGCCACCCACCCGCCCGGCCGCACCAGCGGCAGCGCCAGCTCCAGGTCCGCCTGCACCGCCGCGGCGTCGTGCTGGGCGTCCAGGAACACGCCGTCGAACAGCGCCCCGGACCTCGCCAGCGCCGGGAGCACGTCCGTGAACCGGCCACGCCGGGCATCGACCTTCCCGGCCACGCCGTAGCGGGCCAGGTTCGCCCGGTACGCCTCCCACGTTGACGCGCCCGCCTCCCCCATCGCCGTCAGGGACGCGTCGCCGCCGTGCCAGTCCACGGACGTCACCCGCCGGGCCGCCTGCGCCAGGATGATCGTGGAGAACCCGTGCCACGCCCCCAGCTCCAGCACGTCACCGCCCGAGGCCAGCGTCGCCAGCCGCGCCGCCTCATCGCGAGTAACCGCGGTGGGGACGTCATCGGGGACCGTGATCGCCATCTGAGCCACGCTTTTACCCTGCTTCCCGCCCTGGAGTGCCCTGGATGATGCGGAAGCCCCCCGCTCCAGGGCAGGACGAGGGGCCTCCGCGTTAGCAGGTCAGGCGTACGTGAGTGCCCGGAACGCGTTGGCCGTGGTCACGCCGGAACCAGACCTCCAAAAAGCGAACCAGCCTTGCTGACCCTTGGGCGTGCCCGAGCTGGTGTCCTTGATCATCGGCTCGAACAGCATGCTCATGCCGATCCGGTCCACGATCAGGAAGTTGGACCACGCGCCGAACACCGACAGCGTGTTCGCCGTGCCGGAGCTGCCGGTGCCGGTCCCGCCCGCGCCGGAGGTCACCGTCAGCGACGGCGACTCCTCGATCTGGTGGTTCAGCAGCCGCGACGGGGTCCCGTCGCCGAGCGTCGCCCAGAACGCCGAGCCCGCGCCGGACGGGGACGCCCCGCGGATCTTGTTGATGTTGGTGATGTTGGAGACGAACCCGACCGACGGGTCCAGCCGGAACCGCGGGCCGAGCGCCGCCTCCAGGTTGTAGATGTCCTGCGCGGCGATGGAGCCGGTGGTCGCGGCGGCGACCCGCTGGGCGGTGCCCAGCGCCGCCGCGATGCCCAGTGGCACGCCCGAGTTGAGGGCGGTGCCGCCAGTGCCGACGGCGAAGTTAGTCTCCTCCAGGACGTCCTTCGCGTCGCCGAGCAGCGTCGGGAGCTGGTCGGCGAAGTTGGTGTCCTCGTTCGCCTCCAGGGAGCCGTATACCCAGGCGGCCGCCTTCTTGATGCCGATCTGGATCTGCCCGACGCCCTGGTAGTTCGCCGTGCCGGCTGACGCGGCTTCGTCGAGGTAGGCGGCCTGCACCCCGGCGGAGTTCACGCCCTGGTAGGCGTTGGTGGTGATCTTCTTCGGGGTCGTCAGCCGCCGGTACGGGTTCGTCGTCCCGTCGGTGGTCAGCACGATCGTCGGGTCCAGGAAGTACGGCAGCAGGTATCCGCCCTGCGCTGACGCCAGCGACAGCGCCCCGGCGGCGCGCTGCAGGCCCGGGCCGGTGGGGTCGTTGACGTAGTCCTTGAACGCGTCGTAGTACTCGTCGCCGCCGAACAGCAGCATGTGCCGGGCGATCGCCGGGGCCTGCGCCACGAACGTGGCCGCCTCCCCGCGGTCGCCGGGGAGCATCCCCCGCCTGGCGTGCTGCTCGACCAGCGTGGACGCGCGGGCGATGACGTCGCTGCGGGACAGTAGCGTGTAGTCCTTCGTCTCGCCCCGGCCCTCCAGCGGGTCCTTGCGCTGCATCAGCTCCGGGCCGCGGCCGCCGCCCCACCGGCTCGGCTGCCCGCCGTCGCCGGGTTCCCGGTTCGCCGCCTCGCCGGACATCCGCTTGATCAGGTTCAGGTCTTCCATCCGCGTGATCAGCGGCGCCTTGCGCTGCTCCAGGTCCTTCCACCGCTTGATGAGGGTGTCCCGGAGGTCGCCGTGGTCCTCCTCGGTGGTGTCCGGGCTCTCGTCGAGCGCGGTCAGCTCCGAGCGGATCACGTTCTGCTCGTCGATCAGGTCGTCAAGGGTTGCCATCTGTCATCCCCTCCCAGGGAGCACGATCCCGGCCTCGCGGCACGCCTCGTCGAGGCGGTTGCGCCACAGCCGGTGAGCGTTCATCCGGGACGGGTGCAGGTCATCCTGCGGCCCGCCGGCGACGGCTTCCCCGTCGGGGGGAAGTGCCTCGTCGTAAACTTCTTCGTCCTCATCGCCGGCCCCGTAGGTGCCGAGCGGAGACATGCGGACCCCGACCAGCTGCGCCCCCGTGTAGGCGGGGAACGGCGTCGGGCCGAACTCCTTCAGCCCTAGCTCCAGTCGCCGCACCCGCATCAGGCGGCCGTTGCGGGGACGGTACTTCTCGCCGCGGCGCAGCTCCGGCGTCGACCGGATGATCGCCCCGGTGAACGACTGCGCGGTGATCGCGCCTGAGCGCCACATCTCCAGCACCTCGTTGCCCAGCGGCGTGTCCAGGTACCGGGCGCGGGTGATCGGGCCGCGAGCCTCGGCGCGGACCCCCTCGCACACCGCCACCGGCATCGAGTACCGGTCAGACGGCGTCCCGTGGAGCGTCATCGCGTGGTTGTAGAACACCTTCGCGGCGGCGAAGCCGGCGTGAGACCGCTCCAGGTCGGCGATGCGCTTGTTGAACGCCGCCCGGTCGATCTCCTCCTCGTAATCGCCCTGGTGGTCGTGAATCTCGGTGGCCTCGTCGAAGACCGTCGCGTACGCCTCGACCACCCGGCCGGAGCTGTCCCCCTCGCCCGTGCGGACGACGTGGTAGTCCTCTAGCGGGTAAGAGCGGAACAGCTCCGCCCGGGACATGCCGCCCGCCTTGCGCGCCCCGGAATCCGGGCCGTCGTCGTCCATGGTGCTCCTGTTCGCCGTGCCCTTAGCCTTCGCCCGCAGCGACTCGAACTCCGCGACAGCCGCCACTGCCTTCGCCTGCGTGCCCGCGCTCGCGCCGCGCCGCCCGGCCGCCCAGTCCCGCACGATCCCGATCGCCTCCTGCGTGGCCTTCGACTCGTCCATGCCCCGGGACTGCATCAGGTCGTTGCGGACGTGCTGGATGTAGGCGGGCAGCTGCGCGCCCTTCATCCCCCACAGGCCGGGGCCGCCGGGCTTGCCGAGCGGCTCGTGCATCATCGCCCGCTTCGCCGCGTGATGCGCCGGGGCGTGATGGTGCGCCGGGGCCGCCTTCGGGGCGGCGTGCGCGCCTTCCAGCGCCGCCGTCGTCTCCGGGCCAACCAGCCCGTCCACTTTCAGGCCGTGCGCCCGCTGGAACGCCTTCACCGCGGCGAGGGTCTTCGGGCCGAACATCCCGTCGGATGCCAGCGGCGGCTTAGCGCCCAGCGCGTTCAGCTTGTCCTGAAGATCGGAGACCCGCTTGCCGCGCTCCCCCTGCCCTATCGGGTGCGCCTTCAGGTGCGCCATGTGCGCCATGTGCGCGAGGTGCGCCTCATGCGCCAGGTGCTCCTTGTGGGCGGCAGAAGCGTGGCTCGCGGCGGCGCCCTTGGAGCCGCCGCCGCCGGAGGCTGAGGCGAACTGGCCGCCGCCAGCGCCCGGCGGGGCATGATTCGGGTTGAACCGCTCCGCGTCCAGGCTCCAGGTCACGTCGTCAGCGGCCATCAGCTATCCCCTCGCTCCGTTCGGCAATGACGGCATCGGCGCGAACTGCAACGGCCGCGAATCCGGCACGTTCGGCTTCACCGCGCCCGGCAGGTCCTGCGGCAGCCCCGCCTGCGGCGGGCGGCCGTTCAGCGGCCCGCCCAGGTGCTCCGTCGCCGTCTCCCGGCCGCTGACGCCCGACGGGGGAGCGTTCGGGTCAGGCTTCAGCTGCGACAGGTCCCCGGACTCCGCCGCCGCGATCGCCGACTCCCGCGTGTACCCCGCCGCCACCGACGCCGCCACGCCCTGCGTCTTCACCAGGTACGCCTGCGCCCGCGTCAGCTCACCCTCGCGCAGGGCCGCGATCCCGCTCACGTCGAACCACAGCCGCACCGGGCCGGTGTCCCGCGACGTCGGCACCAGGTGCTCCAGCGACGCGCACGCCTGCCGCCACCGCGGCCGCGCCCACAGGTCCGCCAGCTTCCGGATAGCCGAGGCGTAGTCGCCCTTCTCGAACCCGAGGATCTCCAGCAGCCCCGGGCCCGCCGCCGCGCACACCCGCCGCTCCCCCGCCTGCTGCACCGCCGTGAACTGCAGCTGCTCCAGCGTCGACCCGGCAACCGTCACGTCGCCGCCCCGGTCAAGCACCAGCGTCTTGCCCGCGTTCGCCGCGCCGCCGTACCGGGCCTGGATCCGCTCCCGCAGCAAGTCGATCGTCGCCGACTGAAGGGCCTGCGCGTACTTCACCACGATGCCCAGCTGCGCGCCGCTGCGCAGGTGCTCGGTCTTGTAGGCGGTCATCGCGTCATCCGCGCCGACCTCCCGCAAAACCGGGGACAGCCACGACATGCCCCGGAACCGGGCGCGCGGGTCGGGCACGGGCGAGTAGTGGGCCACCTCGCCGGGGGTGAAGAACTCCGGGTCACGGCCGCTGCCCGGCGCCGGGTCCTCCGAATAGCCGACCGGGATCCGGTACGGCCGCCCGAGGGTGTCCCGGGCTTCCTCCGACACGATCACCACGCACTCCGCCGGCATCTGCACCAGCAGCGGGCCGCCGCCGTCAGCCGGGTCGACGCGGCGGACGTAGCAGTTGCCCGCCGTCGTCTCGTCCTGGCACATCCGCGCCAGCAGCTCGCCCTGCGTCGCGCCCGGCCACGGGTGCTCCAGGATCGACAGATCCTGGTTGCCGAACACCCGGTCATCAGCGGCGGACTGGAACTTGAACCTGGCCTCGGAGAACAGCGACATCCGCACCAGGTCACACGCCGCCACGACCCCGTTGACCTCGTACGCCTCACGTGCGGCGCGGACGATCCCGGCGGGCGAGCCTTCCCTCCCGCGCCCGTAGGCGTCCGTGGCCACGACCGGATACGCGCCTGACCAGGAATACTCGTTGTAGCCCGCGTCGGCGCGCGCCAGCAGCCGGTCGAGCATCCTCACGGGCGCATCCGCTCCACGTCGAGGACCTGGCTTACCGTCCGCTCACCGCGGCGCGGCAGGCCCGTCCCGTCATCGCGCATTAGCCCGAACCACAGCGCACCGCCAGACACCGCCATCCCCGTCAGCCCGAGGCACCACAGGCCCACCAGCGATGAGAACCCCAGGAGCCCGCCGATGCCCGCGACCATCAAGGCGGCAGAGGTCAGCTGCTGCCGCGCCTGGCGGGCACGGGACGCCAGCGCCCGCCCGTGCAGGCGCCACGCCCGCAAGTGGGCGCGCACCGTCACCCCGGCCAGCCTCACGCCATCCACGGGCGACCCTCCCTCATGTATCGTCGGAACATCCGTGGCGCGCGGGGCCGGGCCGGAAGATCGAAGCCGAGTCGCCGGATCAGGGCAGGTGCAAAACCATCGCCCGTCTGACCCAAAGGCAACTGCGACCCGCGCCACGGGGCCTAGATCGTCCACGCGCCCGGTGACGACAGCTCCTCATGCCGCAGCAACTGCCACGCCGCCAGCGTCGCCGCCACCAGCGGCCCCTGATCCACCGTCACGCGCGGGTCCCACGCCTTCGCCCCCGACAGCGGCCGCTGCTGCCCCGCCCGCACCGCGTCCGTCAGCGGCTTCTGGTCCAGGTGCTCCAGGCCCCCCGGCACCAGGTCGAGGAACTCCCCGTGCGCCACCGCCACCTCTTCAGCGGTCGGCTCCACGGCGATGATTCCCGCCGCCTTCAAAGGCTCGATCAGCGTCCCCGACTGGGACTTCGGGTTCACGGTCAGCGACACGATGTCATCGCAGAACGCGTACGCCCCGGACAGCCACGCGATCACCAGGCGCGGGGAGTCGTAGAACCGCAGGTCCACCAGCACCTTCCCGGAAGGGCCGCGCTTAGCGACCACGACGGAGGCGTGCTGGCGGTCCTCGCTGATCGCCGCGCCCAGCGCCAGCTCGGAGGTCACCGGAGCACTCGCGCGTTAGGCGGATAGGTGGCCATCAGCATCGCGGCGTCAGCATCGCTGAAGTCGTAGCTCTTCATGATCTTCCACAGCGGCCACGGACGATCAGGGTCGATGACCTCGATGCCGATCAGGTTCCCGTCGCCGTCAAGGTCCACCATTGTGCACGGATCGGAGTCAACCTCCAGCGTGCGCGCGACGGTGCCGTCAGTGAGCCTGATGTACAGGGCGTCAGCGTCGAAGTCATGCTCTAGCGTCACGATGCCTCCCTGGCGGCCGCCGCCGACCATGCGTCCTGCCCGATCACGCCCCAGCCAGGCTTCGCGACCTCGGGCCATTGACACAAATAAGCTCTTCTGAACTCGCTTTCTTCCATGTCCTGGTAGTCCGTCGCGACCGTCTCCTCCGACACCGTGATCCCCAGCGCGGGCATGCACCCCCGCCAGGTCACCGGATCACCAGGATCAGCGTCATCAGGCGCGCTATAGCCGATGTAGCAGCCGCCCGGCTCACCAGCCGCCAGCCGCTCCCTGGCCTCGAACACCTTCCGCCGGAAGTACTCCGACTTCTCGTTCCCCGCCGCCGACACGATCAGCAGCTGCGCGTCCCGCGTCATCATCGCCGGGCGCATCGCCTGCTCCAGCCGGTCATCCCGCTGCGCCCACGCCTCGTCAATGACGCCCAGGTCCAGGTTGTCCCCGTGCGCCGACGTCTCCTCAGCCGTCACCAGGCTCAGCATCGACCCGTTCGCGAACAGCAGCGCCTCAGACCCCGACCCCTTCCGGATGTCCACCAGCGGAGCCAGCTTCGACTTGCGGATCCGCGGCCACCACACGTCAACCAGCCTGTGCCTGGCCTCCTTGCCCGACTGCGCCGCGTAAGCGATCTGCATGTCAGGCCGCCGCAGCGCCCGCGCGACCATGATCGACAGCAAGTCAACGCTCTTGCCCTGCTGCCTCATCACCTCGATGACCGCCTGCCGGTGCGCCAGCCGCCCGGAACCGTCCAGCTCCGTGACCAGACGGTTCGCCTCATGCTGCCACGGCATCAGGCCGGGGCCGAGCGACGTCTTAAAGCCGAGGATGACCGCGGTCCGCGCGATGCCCTCCGCGAGGTTCGCCCGGCCGGGGACCGGCGCGGTCGCGAACCTAGGCCTGCAAGGCGGCGAAAAGCCCCGTGAGGTCGGCATCAGCGGCCTTAGAGTCCTTCGGCATCAGCTCATGCAGCGTCATCCGCAGCTCCCGCGCCAGCAGCGTGTTCGACACGTCACCCTCATGCGCCGCCACCAGGCGCGAGGCCAGCGCGCGCATCTCCGCAACCGGGTCAAGGCCAGCGGCGGGAGCTGGCGACGGGAGGGCCGTGACGTTCGGCGCGGCCTCGCCGCGGACCGCCGGGCAGCGGCGGCACAGCGAATGATCACCCGCCTTGTGCGCCCGCGCCCGGCGAACGCGAAGAGCGCCCGAGTCCGCCAAAACTCACCCCCCGTGACTGGAAACGTTACGCCGAACGACTCAACGTAGGCGTCAAGGCTGCGGCGTCAAGCGCTCATGCCTCTGACCTGCAACTATCTGCTTTTCATGCCGATATGTCCGGTTTCGAGGCAGCCTCAGGGACTCCAGGGTGGTGACCATCCGTGACCAACCTGAGCATGCCGCACCCTGGCCTCCCATCCGGCATCGGACAGCATCTCGGCCTTGAGTCGCGCTGCCGCTGTAACGCATTCGGCACATCGCGTGCTCCTGCCGCTTGGATTCCCGCAAGCGCAGGAGTTCGCAGGGCGCGCGGCGATTCCGAAGCGGTAGATGATGCCGCACGCGCGGCTACAGGTGTACTGGACGCCCCGGCTGGGGTGATAGTGGGCACCGCAGATACCGCAGATGCGACCGGCGTAGTGGTAGGGCTGTCGGCATGTCTTGCAGACGGTGTCGCCAGCGGCCTTGACGGTTCGCGGCTGAAGCTTGTTGCCAAGCGTGGCCCCAGCACTCCGGTTGCATGACGCGTGGGCAAGCACAGCAGGCCCGTTCGCGCCGCCTAGCGCGCGGTCGATAACGTGGTCACGGTCAAGCCCCTGGGACTCATACATGGGCCGCCCGCACCGCCAGCATGGGTCGCCATCGTGATGCAGGGCCAGGAGTCGGCGCCTGTCGGCCTGGTGGTCAGAGCCAAGGCCGCGCTCCTTGGTGGTGCCCGCATAGCGTGCCATCTTGAGTTTTCTCCCGGAATGCAGAAGCCCCCATGCCGAGAGACATAGGGGCTTCCTGGCTGCGGTGATCGGCCGCAGTTGGTCTTAGTTTGTCACCGTCGCCGCTGGCTGCCTGCCGCGCTCGCCTGCCATTGCTTGTACCGGATGGCTGCGATCTGGCGTGGCGTGAGCGTGCCGCGGGCGCGGTTGATCGCCGTGGTCTTGCGCTGGCCGTCGCGGCGGTTGCATGACCTGTGCTCTAGTCCCCGGTATCCGGTCTTGCCGTCCAGGTGGCCGAGGTCGATGGCGCTGACTCGCTTGCCGTCCGGCGTGAGCAGCCACCGGTAGAGCATCGGCTGGCCGCAGCGGGCGCAGGGCTGGCCTGGCTTCCACGCGGCGAGTAGCCGGGCGCGGAGCGCTTGGTGGGATGAGCCGTAGCCCCTGGCTGTAGTGGTGCCCTGGTAGCGGGGCATCAGAAGAGCCAGCCCCGGGTGCGCTCGATGGGCACGATGGCCTCTTCCACCACCTCAAGCGGCGGTGGCTCAGGGGACTGCGCGTGCCCTTGGTCGCGGGCCATGGTCACTCCCGGGAATGACGATGGCCCCGAGTCTTCCGGGGCCACTGCTGTCAGGCTAGCTACATAGTGCGGTGCATTGACATCACTGTCAACTCGCATCGCCGGGTGACCACCCGGCGCGGTAGTCCGGGTGGTCGCTCCAGGTGGCGGCGAGGTCGCGGATGTCATCGCATGGCCACGCCTCGAAGTGGCGGTCGTCGGTGCACCAGCCGCACCATGGCTGCTGCTTGTCCGGCTTGCGCTCGTGCCGTGCCATGGTGCGCCGCCTGGCGGCGACCTCGCGCAGGACGCGGGCCGGGTCATGGCGGGCGATGTGCTCGGCGATGGCCATGCCGGGCGTGTCGGCCACGCTTAGAGTGGCCCGGCTGCCGTGGATCACTGCGCGGAAGGCGTCGCCGACTACGCGCCATGGGCCACGCCGCTTGCGCGCGGCAGCCTTCGCCATGGCCTCGTCCTCGCTGAGGCGTGCGGCGATGAACGCGGTCAGGTCATCCATCAGTTCACCGGCCCTAGCACGATGACCCGCTCGTCCGGCTCGTACTTGTCATCTGCGTCCTGCTGCGTCCACGCGCCGGACGCGACCCATTCGGCCTTGTCCTCGGGAGTCGGGTAGACCTGCCCGGACCATGTGGTGTCCGCGACGTACAGGGCCTCCCGGGCGTCCGCTAGCGGCGAGTAGCCGTTCCCCTCCGCGTCCTTCTCCAGCACCACCAGCCGGTCCCTCGGCTGCGTGGCCAGGTAGTCAAGCAGGTCGCCTACGGTTCTCATCTCGCCCATAGTGGTCATCCTTTCACTCGCTGCCTGCGGGCGGCGAGGTCGAGCATGTCGCCGAACCGGTAGGTAGCCGACGGCTCCCCGTGCTCACGCGGCCACTCGCCGCGCGGCACGAGCTGACGGCGCTTGACCCATGAGCGGACGGTGTGCTCGCTGACGGGCCTGCCGAGCGCGGCGGCCATGGAGACGAGCTGCGCGGCGGTGAACAGGCGGTCTTCCAGCACGGCGCGCATGGCGTCCTGCTGCACCCGCACGTCTACCGCGGTGCCGCAGAGGACCGGCTGGCCGTTGACGGTCACCTGGATGACGAAGCGGCACTTGACGATGGCGGCACCGGGGACGCCGAGCAGGTCGGTGCCGCAGGCGGGGCACGGGCCTGCGTAGACGGTGGCGGGCGGGCCGTCGAGGACCCTGGCGCACCGGTCCACGGCGTCGCGGATGGCGTGGTAGTCGCGGCCCGCGCGGGGGCTGGCGGCCAGCTCGGTGACGTGCTCCATGAGCCATCGGGCTGTGCCGCCTATCGATGCCTCGGCGATCGGCCACCTGTCCGGGTCAAGGTGCCAGACGGCATCGGCGAGAGCGAACGCCAGCGCCCGCCTGGCGTCGGACGCGGCGGGGTCGTAGGGCAGCGGCGGCTCGCTGCCGCTGTTCTTGCCGTGGCCGTGGCGGAGCTGGCGGGCGACGGCGTCGAGGAGGTCTGGTTCGATGCTGGCGGCCATGGTGAGGGCGGCGCGCAGCCCGTCGGTGCAGCCACCGCAGATGATGGCCGACGGGGACGGGCTGCCGCAGCCAGTGGCGCACTCGGGCGCGGTCACGGGCCGCGCTCCAGGTGCGGGACGCCGCCATCATCGCGGACCTTGACGGGCAGACCGAGCAGCGTTCGCGGCCACGGCGGCGCGAATTCGCCCATGGCCCTGGCCATGTCGGTCACCTCGTCCCACCACTCGGAGTTCATCACCCAGTGCGAGGCCCGGCGCTGCGGCCATGGTGTGCTGGTGTACTCGTCCATGAGGTGCTTCCGGAGGTCCGGGCCGAGCGGCTCGGCGGTCTGAAGCTCAGCCCGGATCGCCTCCTCGTCGGCCCTGGTGTAGCGCCCGGTCACGATGGCAGCACCTCCCAGGGAAGCCGCCTGGTGCAATCGATGAGCACGTGGGACTCGCCGCAGTCGGCGCATGGTGGCAGGTGCAGCCACCAGCGCGGGTCTTCGCCGGTCACGGCATCCCCATGGCGAGGGTGAGCAGGACGCCGCCGGCGACCGCCGCCGCGATGACGGCGAGGACGCTGGCGGCACCCAGGGCGAGACGACGGGTGGTCACCATGGCAGGCGGCCATCCCCGCGCAACCGCTCGATGCCCTCGGCCAGGCTCGCCGACAGCTTCGCCTCAGCCTCCGGGGTGAGCGTCCCGGGGAAGCTGATGACCGGTGATGGCTGCTCGCTGAGCTCGCGGGCGCGACGCAGCCGCCTGTGCGTCAGGACCGAGAACATGATCGATAGCGCGCTGGCGGTGATGGCCACCACGCTGAGGGCGATGGTGAGGACGGTCGCCATCACGCGCCGTCCGCGAGGGCCGCGATGGCCGCCTCGTACCTGGCGGCGTTCGCCTCATGCCGGCCGGCGATCTCGGCGCAGCCCTCACGATTGGCCTCGTCGCGCCGCCCGCTGGTGTCGGCGGCGAAGCCCCGGAACTGGGCCGCCTGCTCGCGCTCCTCCTTCAGCTGCTCGCGCATGGCCGCCAGGACGGCATCGCGGGTCGCCCAATCGTCATCCATGACCAGCGGCTCGCCGTCCTCCACGTGCTTCATGACGTAGACCGACAGGTGGTTGAACCGCATGAACGCCGACCGGTCGTAGAACGCGGCCTTGTAGAAGACCTCTACGCGGTCACGGCCGAGGGCGTCCACGATGACGGACCACATGGAGTGATCGGTTGCGCGGCGCTGCCAGCCATCGGGGAGGGTGGCGGGCATGAACATCGGGTCGTCCGGATCAGGGTCGCCGAACCGGAAGCCGAGGGCCTCCCACTCCGCGCGGTCGCCGTGGACCTTGGATGGCAGGCGGTCGGAGTTGACTAGCTGCTGCTGGCCGCGCTTCTCCTGGCCGAGGATGAAGCTCTCAGCGCTGCCCGTGACCATGCCATCGGCGAGGAACAGCAGCTGCTCGGCAGGGTCTTCGGCCATGCGCCGGGCGGTGTCGTCGATGGCCATCACGCGCCGTCCTGCGGGCCGTCGGCGGGCATGGCGGGCGCGGGCAGGAACTGCGGCTGCTGCTGCCGCAGCCGCGCCGCCCGCAGCGAGTCAATAGCGGCCTGCAGCACCGGCTCAAGGCCGCCCGCGTGCAGCGCCTCCAGCGCCTCCGCG